AATACGTCCAGTGCTACCGCTGCCGGATCGGCAACAATATCTGTTTCGCCGGATTTACCACTTCCAAATTGCAGTGTTGTTGAGCTTCTGCTTCTTTCTACAACAAATTTTCTAGAAACCAAGAAGGGCTTCAATATTGATGGGACATTATCATTTTTGTAATTGTTGTTCGACACCTCTTTAAAAATTAAATCTTGTGCCAAATATTCAACTTCATAATACTCATTACCCTCGATATCAAAAACAGAAATTATTTCTGAAATATTTGGTGTCGAAAGGGTGATCTTCTTAAATCTTTCATAAGAACCAACTGTAACTCTCTCTGTTCCAAATCTTCCAGAAACAACGTTTCCGTATGCTTTGATAGCATAATAAGTTGGCGCGCCAGTTGTAGTGTTCGATCTGGCTGCGATTACTTGATTAGAGGCATCTGAAAAATCTACGTTTTCTGTCAGTACATATCCTTGGCCTGTTGTGGAGCTAAATTTAGTTCCCTTCTTTAATATTGGTATATAGCCTGTATCTGGACCCAAACCAGTTGTTGTCGCCGGCACCAAAACATATAAAGCTACTTTTCCGAAAGTTGAGGCTCTTCCGGTATCCTTATAACCTAAAACCCTACCATGTCTAATAATATTTTCATATTGATAGGCAGTGTCTAAAAATGTTTCATTGACATTATAGTCTAGATAAAAAGATAGCTGATCCGCCACATAAGCGACTGAATCCACCATCATTGATCCAAAAGAGGCTTGACTGAAATCTTGAAACGAATCTGGATAAAAACGTTCTGCTATTTGCAGAAGGTCTTTTCTGACTCCTTCAAACTCTCTATTGGTATAATTGATTGGTATTATTTTCTTTTGATCGTCTGCCATTGATTTCCCTCACAGATAAATAGTGAAATACTTTTTTTACAACACATCAGTTACTAATACATCGTTCAAAGAAACTCTAGGAACAGAATAAGTCAATTTTAACTTTATTTGATTCTTATCTATGTTGCTCTTATCGAACTGCACTTGTTGTATTTTGATGTACGGTAGATATATCGATACTTGCTCTCTTATTTTAGAATCAATCGTGGCAAATACTTCATCACTTTGCATCTCAAACAAGTATCTTCTCATTCCAACTCCAAATCTTGGAGCCATCACTCTTTCGCCCGGGCTTGTCAATAACAACATTTTTAAATTTTGTCTAATATTTAGCTTTAAACTTTTTACGAGAGCAAACCCATCTTCCGTGCTGCGCTCTAATTTACCATTTATGACCAACGGCTGAAATCCTGTAGACATATACCATCCCCTTTTACTTAATTACTCAACATCTTCTTTTTTGCATATTTCTCCGAGAGAATTAAACGGATTAGACTTAAGTTTTCTTCTTTTAAACCACGGCAACAGTTGTCTGCCAGGAGCCGGCTTCAAAGCATCTCTTAGCGATTTTTCAAATATTTTACCGGGACCATCAGTACTCTTGGAAACTTCGCTAGGATCAAAGTCTCTGGAATTGTAATATGTCTTAAAAAGTTTTTTCATTCTAGATGTCGAATTTACCAAAAGTTCTCGACCCCAATTATCCCACGACAAGACAAACAGCCCTTTTCGATTCTTTCTATCGTCAGGATGCACCCAGGCACCATCAATTCGATCCAAGTTCAAATCTTCAACGTCCTCTGTTCCCAAAATCGTATTAATGGTTTCTGGTAATTTTCCAGGTTTTGAGTTTAATTTTGACTCTATGCTCGTTTCAAAAAGATTCTGCTTTTCGCTAACCAACTGGCCAATAGATGGCAGCATCGCCATATCATTATATATTGCTGTTAATGCTGTAAACTTCCTCATTGGTATAATATATTTTGAAACCATTTTAAATTTTGGATCTTCTTTTAATTCTTTGATTAAACAATAAAGGTTCAAACTGTCTGCTGACAAAGTTTTAAACTGGCTCAGTGGTAAGTCCAATGCATCTATGTTAACAGAGGTTATTTCATAAGCTGTACCCTCAATTACACAACTAAACTTTAGACCATACCTAACACCTAGATGGCCTTTGATTCCAATTGGGGTACCCTCTGAACTCGGTGTTTGCGTGTCTGGAGATCTTGAATAAATCAACTCCATCGTACCCGGATAAACATCAGATATTAATTCTGTTAAATCTGAATTCGAATTAATTTTATCAACAGCCTCGGTTGTTGTCATCTTTACATCGTTAACAGATATATATTTCTCTATTAAAAACGGACTACTACCGTAACTACTGACGCTGTTTATTTCAGATACATCGCCAATTGGGACAGTAATAATTGTCGATATTGGCCCCAAAGTAGAGTGAGGGTTATCTGTATGTTGCTCGCCAGACATGTAAACAACATCGCCAGTTTCATTAATGTGTATGTGATAAGGCCCAATGTATTCTTGGCCGACTTGCAATGCTGCGGCAGTATCGGTACTTATTTTAACCACCAATTCGCCACCAAAGGTATAATATGAAGGAAGCCCATCGACAACTTCCGTTGCTTCATCATTGTCGTCATATGGCACTGTTGGCAAATCTCCATTTGTTGCCATCATTCTTCCTTCGCTATCCATATTTTTATTAAGGGTTAGGGAACTACCGGCAGCAAAATTTTCTAACATATAAAAGTCTATATCTTTTATTTCCGGGCCGAAACCAATACTTTCAAGATTGGTTATCAGCTTTTCTGACATATAATTCAACTGCTCAACAATCCACTCCTTCATAACAATTTTGGCATCATCTTGTGTCTGCTCGATAGCTTCTAAGTTTTTCTCACGTCTATAGTTTTTAAGAGACTGGAAAGGCCCAATATCGCCACGAACATCTGCTCTGCTTTGTGGGTATTCGTAGCTTTCTTGAATGTTGTTGAGTCGTATTAATGCGTTTAAAACTTCTTCTGGAGGCTCTATTTCGCCAATGTCAACACGATACGAATATAGTTGCACACATTGTTCCAAGAATCCATACCAAAAATCTTCGTCTGAGAAGCCGTTGAATAACTCCCAATCTGCCCCTCTAGCATTTTTAAACGAATCTTGCATGTCCTCGATGATGTAAGAGGCATATGCCGAACTAAAAACTTCTGGGAATCTCGGGCTAAACTGTGCAAATGTAGGTAAGGTTTTTATAATGTGTGCGCTAGCGTATATTCTGCACGCCGCTATAATAAGACCAATCATTGCCGCTTTTGCTGGACGTTCTAGAACTCTGTTATACGGTAATTCCACAATACAATCTGGATCTGATTTTAATCTTTCGTCCTCTGGTATATTAGGATATAATTCATCTATCTTTTCTTTGATAGAGTCAAAGTCAACTAGATTAGTGCTCTGTGGCTTACATGGGCTATATTCTGGGAACAACACATCGATTAACCCAAACCACCCTTTAAACTCAGCCGGTTTAACATATATGCCCGGATTCTTATAAGTTCCGCCAAACTCTGAGGGATCTAAATAAAAGACTCTTGTTTTATCTAGTGTGCCGGCAGCTTCATTTTTATATTGATCATAACTTATGCCCAAGACCCCATCTTCATCTGTAAGGCCAGTATCCTTGTATAAAATCCAAGTTCCATTATCATTAATGCCATAATCGGTATCATCCTGCGTTAGAGTTTCCGCTTCTGCTCCATAATCCCATGCTGATATTTCAGATTCAGTATCTGCAACCACTTTGTATATTTCTTCGATTATTGTTTTAGAAGTGTCGGAACGATAATTATCAATTGTTGATAGGTCAACTGCTTGTTCTGTTTCGTTTTCTATTATTTCTTGTAATAAGATGCTTTGTGGCTGATTCGATTTTGTGCTAGTAAATGCGCTCTGAAAATTAGTGTATTCCTCTAATACATCTCCCAAGTCTGCAAAAGTATCATCGACTGCCAAGAATTGGTAGATAACCGTTGTGTCAATATCAGTATTATAATTAGATTCAGATTCTGCGGTAACAGTCAAATCTACTCCATCATCGGAGAATTCTCCGTCAAGCTGAACATCCTGCTCATTGGAAATTCCAGATCGAACAGCCGCAGCCAAATTAATTCTTTCTGAGATTTTAACACGCATGTTGTCGTTATAAATATTGACATTTGTGCTTTCCTCATTTTCTTCCACTTCAGCAGTATATGCCTCAAGATCAAAGCCGTATGAATATTCAGATTCAGCAAATTGTTTAAACCCGTCAGCATAGTCGCTATAAGATAATTTAATATCGCTTTGTGCTTTTCGCGCACCATATGTTATTTGTCTTGATTCTATATCGCCTTCTGATGAATATACATATTCGCTATTTGTTTCATACGCTGCATCACTTATAACCGGTGTTGGCGAAGTTGTGCCGGCTACTATAGTTGTAACAACTGTAGACTCCATACTGTTATTATATGCGGCATTGACTAAATCTGTCTCTATCTCGCCATTCATATACAGTTGTAAATAAGCGGCAACCTTTGTGGGATATGCTCCGTTACGATTACTCTGATCCAATGAATTTAAAACAATTCCAAACAGCGGATTAATCAACCCTGCTGCAGTAATAACCTTCGGATCAGGAAAAAAGGTGCCATATTCATCGACATAGAATGGATTGATATTGGATTTTCTAATATGCGTTGTGAGCGGGCTACCCTCGGTATCCGACATCATCATATTAATCAGGCCCCAGTTTCTCTCTAGTGGTCCATTGCCGATCATGTCTGTCGAATAATCAACCATCAACATTTCCAAATCATTGCCTAAGCCAGAAGTCGTTGCAACAAGAGTTTCTTCTGGCTCATACGGCAGAAGTCCATTATCGCAGCCGGGATCGGAGGTAATCGGCGGCATATTATCGGCAATATAATCTCCTATACCATCTAAAGCCGACTGCAAATCTCCTAAATCAGTGGGATCTCCTTCGCAAAGCTTTGTAATTTGTTCTGGCGAGGCGCGCCCAGCCAAAATTTGTGCCCTAATTGCACAGAATTCTTCACGTTGTTCCGGCGTTATACACAAAGAAGGATTGACAGGCGTTAAATCGTCTTCGCCGATACCGCTAATAAGATCTCTTAAGGTGTCTTTGAAATCGCCAGGAAAT